CAAAGGCACTAAAGACAAGTATGTTCTAGGATGGACAATAGACAGTCTTACCGATTCTCTCTGGAATCATGTGCAATCCGATATTGGCGATACGCTGCACTGGAAATTTGTATCGTTGAATACAACTGATTACCGGAATAGCGGTGGTAAATACGCGACATTCGGGTACCTCCTTGGGTTTGCTGATCTGCTCAATCATGAAATTTCGCACTCAATTCACGGACTGGGTGATGAGTATTGGGGGTGCTGGGGAAATCGGGACGATGTAGACCACGGTTTACTTAATATAACCAATGATGCAAACCTTGACAGGTGGGACCGGTGGGTAGGATACAACGACGCCGACGCAACACTAAATATCGTGCCTTGGCATTGCGGCGTTGGTGATACTATTGGAGATACCGTCCGGTATTATGAGGGTGCATATTACGCCGATAGCGGGCAATACCGACCGACCAACAATAGCAAAACAAACTTGACGTGGAACACTGGGTATACCGTTGGGTGGAATGCAATTTGCCGAGAGAAAATCATACATGACATCTACTCCGTGGTTTCACCGGTTGATGCGATATCCGCTGATACCTCCGGGACGATTACCAAAATGGCCTTGACGGTATCGGTAATAGATACTGCGGTTATTAAAATTGACTGGTATCGCAACGATACGCTGATATTATCAGATGGTGGCGAGGTGCTACCAATCGACAGCATGCCAGCAGGCACCGGATCGTTTACGATAACAGCACATGTTTACGATGAGATAATCAGGCATAGCAATTCAACCAATGCGACGCCTGACGCTCTCGATTACATTAGAGATGGTGACACTACGGCAATGGTAGTTGATTATACTTGGACATTGCGCGCAGGCAACAAACGAAAATTATTTTTCTTTTTCGGTGGGGGTAAATAAGATGAAAGACAAAAGAAAGCTTAAAAAATATAACAGAGCTATTCTCTCTAGTAAAGAGGATGGTAAGAAAGGGGCAAAATATGCCATTGTCACTCGATAGTTTGCTTAGAGAGTTCGGCGCGATTGACGAGAATGACCTTCTAAGGAAGAGAACGGCAGGTACTGAAAAACTCGTAAAGGCAATGACGTTTTCAGAGATGCCGCGTAGAGTGGAATTGACAGCGGACCAGTGCAAGAAACTCTGCGAAAAATCTGGTCTTCGCTACCAGACAGGATATGAAGGAAGAGTAATTGAACGAGTGACTACTACAGAGGCAGCGGACCGATACGGTGATATTGTCAGAGCGAAAGGCATTGACAATATGAATTATCGAAAAAATGCCGTGGTGCTATTCTCGCATAACCATGGCGACTTCCCTGTTGGAAAGTCAATCAAAGAATGGATCGATAAGGGTATTAATGGATGGCGCTCATGGGATTTGTACTTTGATGATGTTATTGACCCAACTGGCAAAAGCGACCTTACTTTTCGGATGGTTGACAGTGGGGCAATGCCAGCAGGATCGATCGGGTTTATCCCTGGGAACTCCAAAGCTGATCATAACCCGGAAGAGCGCTTAAAGATGGGACTTGGGAAATATGGCGTGGAGTACTTAACTTGTGAGAAACTTGAGCATTCTGCCTGCTCCGTTCCAGCGAACCCGGAAGCACTTTCTAACTGTTTAAAATCAATCGAAGCGAAGAGGTTTAAAGCTATGTTCGGAAAATCTGATGTTGACCGTATGGTCGCCGAGAAAATGTTGGGTGCAGAACTAGCACAAGTATTCTCGGATGTTCTCGGTGTAAAGAGGAATGTAAGCATACCGAAAGCATTTAAAGAGCGGCAGGGTGCAAATATTCTCAGGGCTTTTCCTAGTGAGCATGAAGCACGGGTAAAAGACCCGGCAGACTTTATTGATGATTCCTTTGCACGTGAAAACACTACGGATGGCGTTGATGTCATTTCTGGTAAATTGATTGATGGCGATGAAACTATGGTTGCCCAGTCATACCGCTTTGATGCCGCGATCTTCTCAGCGGATGAAGCAGAAGATTGGCTCGCTGAGAATGAGATTGAGTATATCGATTTCAAGCCAGCGGAGGACAAAAGCGTCAAAGCGTTGCAAACGAACAACAATGTAATTGTAAACGTTGATCTCGGTGATATAATCAAATCAGTAATTGACTTGAAAGATGAAATAAAAACAGTGCAAGCGTCACTTGATTCTATTACTAAATCGTTTGAAGACAAAACGTCTGACTTCCTCGCGGCCACTCAACGTGCGCTCAACGCCTTGGAACAAAAGACAAAGTTGTCTAGTCTTTACGATCGTAAAGAAATCGAAAACGTTTTGCGCGTGCAAAAATAACTGACACTTTTTAACAAGGAGAAATGAAATGCCCGTATCACAAGAGGAGCTGAAAGGAATGCTCGAAAGCTTTCGCGATGGAATCACTAGTACCATCGAAAGTAAAGCGAAGGAGCAGAATGACAAGGCCGCTGAGGAAATCACGGAACTTCGTGGGAAACTTACTGAGGCGGAAAAAGGGATTGAACACCTTACTGGAGAACTTAAAAAGAATAAGTCTTTTGGGCTTCCTGGGGTTGAAACCGAAAAAAAGGATTTTAACTGGGGGCGCTATTTTGTTGGTCTCGCAAAAAATTTCAAAGTTCAAAAAGGACTTTGTGATTCTGGTGAAGCTAAAAAGTTCTGGGACACCGAAGCATCGTTTGAGCAGCGCGTTTGTAAAGATTATGATTCGTCAACGGGTGCGAATGGTGCTTTCCTCGTTCCTCCCCAGATTTACCAGGGAGACGTCATTGATACCGTGTATGCTAATACGGCAATCATGCAAATGCCAGTGTTGAAGTTTACCGGGCTCAATTCTGATATGCCGATCCCGGTTGACAATGGCAACCTTTCCGCATACCATCTGGGAGAAACCGAAGCCCCTGCGAAAACCTCATCTTCCTTCAAGCTCGAATGGCTCAGGCCGAAAAAGATTGGTGTTTACGTTCGCGTATCCAACAGACTTCTCGACCAAACATCGAACGCGATTGAAATGATCGTTAAGAACAAAATGGCAATGGACGCCTCCGTTGAACTTTCTCGCGGGCTTACTAATGGCTCGGGGGCTGATTCCGAAGGTAAAGGTATTCTTCAGTTCTATTCTCAGATGACCGGAACAAAGAATCTCGCGACCAACGGCGCACGCTTTTCAATTGATGACCTCGCTGGGATGAAACAATCCCTGGCAGTCGCGAATGAACTTCGTGATACGAATACCAACGGTGCGATTATGCACCCGTCAGCCTTTTGGGGTATGCTTCGCGAGCGGACAGAGATGTATTCTTCGCAGGCCAATAAAAAAGGTCAACCAACTATTGATGGAAAAATGTTGATTAGTCAATCAGACATTGAAAATGCGTTGAACTTCAAAATTCAGAGTACTACACAGATTCCTGGTACAAACGCCATTGGTACTTCGTCAACTTGTTCTAAAGTAATAGCTGGTGATTGGAGTAAATTCGTTTATGCGACTTTCCGCGATCCTATTTTTCGGGTCAGCGATGTCGCTTCGGATTCTACTGGTCGATCGGCTCTTCTTAACGACGAGTTGTTCATGGTTATGTTTCTTGAGTACGATTGTAACTGTCTTCGTCCGTCTGCATTCAGCGGCCGTGATGGTGCAGAAACTTCCGAAGCGTCTTGGTAATCGTAGTTAAACAAAGTAAATTAACATAAGACAAGGAGCAAAAAAATGAGTCAATTAGGAATGGGTAATATCAGCGAAGGGATCCTCGCTACTGTAGCGTTCCCGCCAACGCAGCTCGCTGCGGCAACGATTTACTACAATGGGCAATCGATAACGACTGGTGCCGGGATTGGATTTGACACACAGAACTTTGATGATTGCCTATGTGCAGTTAATATCGGCGTGGTGCAGGGTGCCGTTGCAACACTTTCAAATACTATTCTTGAGAGTGACACGGACAACCCGACTGAAGCAACCGCGATCGCTTTGGCAACATTTTCTTTTCGTGCAGTGTCAGCAACACCAGTTCAGGAAACCGGCCGTGTCGCTTGTAAAGACACAAAACGGTATTTGTTCCTGAAGACCGAAACTCAGGGCGCTCCACTCACTGCGCAATTTAGTGCTATGTGGGTTGGCGGTACGCCGAGGTCACAGGCTACTGCGCAACAGACCGTGTTCGATGTTTAATTAACTGGGGGGAGGGTGGTTTCGCCCTCTCCCTTTTTACAAAGGAAAATAAGATGATTCAATTGACGTCATACGAGCGAATGAGACGATATATATGTTCTACGGCTGGTAATGCCTTAACAGATACAAAGGCGCAAAAGCAGATGATCGTCAACTGGATCATGGCGTCGTCGAAACAGATTGAAACCTTTTTAGGTCGCTGGTTAAAGATAGATTCGTATACAGAGTATTTTGACACGGTAAGCGAGCGAGATTCTTACTTTTTTGCTCATGGTTACCCCATTACATCGTTGACAGATGTATACTTAGATTCGAGCGGGAATTTTTCTGGTGCTGAGGGTGAAATTGATAGCTGTATCGTAGGGAAAAATGGCGATTCGATTATTTTGCCAATTCAACCGGGCACTCGTGGTTTTAAAACAATCCGTGCAAGGTATCTCGGTGGGCTTGCTTATAACGGGGTTCGGTCTACGTTTACGATAGGTAGCGTTGTCGGGACTTGGATCGTTGGAAGTTTTGCCAGCGGTGGGACTTCGGAGGCGGTCGGAATCGTAAAATCCGTATCGACTACGTCGATGGTCGTTGAAGTTCTATATGGGATATTTGAAGCCGGAGAGAGTTTAACAGAGTATACAGATGAGGATTTGACGATCTCCGACGCCACGGCGACCTTGGTAACTGTTGACCAAAGGTCGCTCGTAGAAACATACCCTGACATTGTGCGCGCTGCGGAGATCCAGGTACGTCACTATTGGAAACATAAAGACGACTTTGAATTGTCAAGTACATCCAAGGACTCCACGAATCAAAGGCAATCCAGCGCGCAGGATCGTTCACCACTAACCCCGGAAGCGATGTCAATACTTACACCGTACAGGCGGTTGACAATATGAGTGACGCATCGTTAAAATCTAACATAGCAGAAATTATTGCTAAATGGAAAAAGAAGCCAGCGCTTTTAAAGCGTGCTATGGAAAAAGGTTTGATGGATGGCATGCGGCAATTTGAAGGGCAAAGGATTATTAAAGAGCAATTGTCAGGAAGAAAATCATCGGGGTACGGTTTAAAAAGTGGATCGGGTATCGCAAGGAATTCAATTAATGTTTATAGTCGATACGACGGGGATGGCTTGGTTGCATGGATAGGTGTCGGATCAAATGCATGGTATTTAAAAGTACACCAGCATTACAAATTTGATGGGTATATCAAGCCGAGGAATGCTGGTGCATTGGCAATCCCAATCAATCCAGCGGCAAAGGGCAGAAGCCCAAGAGATTTCGGTGGCTCGCTCGTGTTCATCAAACGACCGGGAAAAGCACCATTACTTATACGTAAAGTGACAAAAGGTAAAAAGCAAACGCTGAACCGTGAAGATATTATGTTCGTATTGAAGAAAAGAGTGTATATACCGAAAAGACTTTATTTTTTTGAGGAGTTCAGAACTTATGGAAAACAAATGATAACTAATCAAATTTACAATAGAATAAAGGAAGCTGCAAATGCCGAGTAAAAAAATCATTTCGTTTGCTTTATGGGGATCAAACCCCCTCTATGTTGACGGTGCGGTTTGGAATGCTGAGCACAGTAAGGAATTTTACCCTGATTGGATCTGTCGATTTTACCATGATGATACAGTGCCAATCCCCGCGTTGGAAAGAATCGCAGCCACTGGCGCGGAAATGCGATTAATGTGCGAAACTACGGATGTTCTCGGAATGTTTTGGCGTTTTCACCCGATGTTTGATGATGAGGAAATTGAGCGGTTTATCGTCCGTGATACTGATTCAAGGGTAAGTGCGCGTGAAGTAAAGATGGTTGACGAATGGGTTGAAAGTGGGAAACCTTTTCATATCATCCGCGATTGTGAAAGCCATGGTACTTCAATTCTCGGCGGTACTTGGGGAGCGATACCCGGATGTATAGAAAACTTTGAGATGAAAATTGGTTTATGGTTCGCGCAAGCGTACCCTGATCCGAATAATCCTCGAGGTTTATTCCACGGGTCCGATCAATTATTTTTGCACCAGTACGTTTGGCCTGTTATAAAGAAAAATCATCTAGGGCATGTTCGCGCAGATATGCCACAGCTTAAATATTCAGGTGATGAAATTGAAGTATCAACGCCCGATGATGGGCATTACGTTGGGATGGTTTGCTAATGAAAAATAAAACAATATGCCTGATGGTTCCTACGTACAAAAGAATACCGCGTCTTATGTCTTTTGTGAACAGTGCAATTGACATGGCAAATGATGTTAACAACCTTCGTTTTAGCTTTTGCGTTAATATCAAGGATGAAGAAACTATCGATTTCCTCCACGCGTACCCATGGCCTAACACGGATCATTACGAAGTTATACTTGAAGAAACTCGGCAACCAAACCTTGCGCTGTACTTTAACAAGATGTATGAAGAAACAAAGTTTACGGATTCGATAGTTACCGAACTCGGTGACGACATGGTATTTATGACCAAAGGCTGGGATTCCAGGGTACTACAAATCATTGAAGTAAGCAATGGGTACGGTATCGTTTATTGTAATGATAACTACGTAGCGCAAGAAAAGTGTTGTGTTAATATGTTTATCACTCGTCAATTAGTCGAGATAACTAAAAAACCTTTTATGTGCAAAGCATTTCATGCTGACATGATAGACCAGGTTTGGACTATGGTTGGTATGATGACTGGTTTACTTAGATACCAGGCTGATATCATTATACAGCACAATCATGCTACAAAAGAGGATAAAGACAAATGGGACGAAACATTCCAGCGACTTGCACCGATACAAAACATAGCGAGGTCAAAAGATAATCAGAAGTACTGTTTGTCTTACGCTTCACTTTGTGCAAAAAATATTATTGATCATGGAGTGGGCACGTGGAACACATTATCTTAAGTATACTGATTTGCCATTTAGAATCTCGCGAGGAATTACTTGCTCCCCTGCTTGCGGAACTTGAAAAGCAAGCTGAGGGGGACCATGTAGAAATAAATGTTATAAGTGATAATGGCGAGATAACAATAGGAAAAAAACGAAACGATCTTTTACTCACAGCGAAAGGAGAGTATATCGCGTTTATTGATGATGATGACTGGGTATCTCCTGACTATATTTCAAGCATCATAACCGCACTTGAAACGAAGCCGGATTGCGTTGGGATAGAGGGCACGATGCAAACCAATCTTGGTGATGCGGTATTTAAGCATTCTATTGATTACCAGGGGTGGTACACTGGCGCTGACGCTTACTACAGGACACCAAACCACCTCAATCCGGTGAAACGCCAGATCGCGTCAAAGATTGGCTTTCCCGATTTGATGTTTGGTGAGGATAGAAGATATTCCGAAAAGTTAAGAAAAGATTTGCATACTGAAGTTTATATAGATCATCCCATATACCTCTATAGAAAAGAGTTTCCAGTATGAATTTTATATCTATTGACCAGCATATTTCCGTTTGTGCTGATATGCGATACATATTTAATCGGCTTGGGCATACCGTTCGTGAATTATCACTAAGTGGGCATGCTTCCGTGATCAATAGGCCACAAGCAAGTATTGAAATGCTTTCGGGTGCAGCGTGGAATAAAACGATAAGTAATCGAATGTCAAAGGAATTCTATGATAAGTACAAAAACGAATTAAATAAATACGATGGGTTTATCTGTTGTTACCCACCAATATTTTCTATGCTTTACAAATATTTTGATAAACCGATAATTATTCAAATACCTATACGGTACGAGTACGGCGCTGATTGTGATGCTGTACTTTGGGAAGAGTTCAATCGCTATTTGCAAGAATACGTAGACTCTGGGAAAATTATTCTTTGCGCAAATAGCATTTACGATAAGAAATACGCTGAAGGTTTTCTTGATCGTGAGGTTCGGCATATCCCATCACTATGCGAGTATACCGGGATGACCTATAACCCGGTATATGGACAATTTCTTTACAATTCATCATTTAAAATAGATGAACCATCTGGCCGCATGGTCAAGAAACACGACGCTTTGCAGGCGGGGCACGCATGGCAAACACTCGCAGATTTTAAAGGTAGTATTCATTATCCTTACCAGGTGTCTACCATGTCAATCTTTGAGCAGTATACTGCGAATATCCCATTATTTTTCCCCACAAAAAGATACTTAATGGAGATGTTTTTATCCGGTGTCCCTATACTCAATCAGATTAGTTGGCAACAGTGCATTCAGCATGGTATAAGCAAAAGTTTAATACCGAATGACTTTGAGTATGATCCAAATAATTTCACTGATTTTAATTGTGTAGCGCATTGGCTGCAATACGCCGATTATTACAATGATGATATGAGGTGCATCCAATATTTTGACTCACCAGAAGAACGGGATTCTATACTGTCAATTGATAAAGAGGAGCTTATAAACATTAGTTTACAGATGGCCACACATAACAAAGAGCGGAAAGAACGAGTATACCGTGCATGGGCAGACGTTTTGGAGGATCTAAAATGAAAAATGTAATATTCCCAACATTCAAAACGGTCGAACTTTGCCTAACGTACCGGTGTAACGTGAAATGTGCTAATTGCTCAAATCTGTGTACCCAAGCACCAGCGCATGGCGATCTTACACCTAACGACGTAAGTGCGTTTGTTCGAGATAGCTTAGCACATGAGCATCTATGGGATCAAATAACACTGCACGGGGGCGAGCCAGTTTTAAACCCATGGATATACGATATCGTTCGCATACTTGCAAACTACAGAGAAAAAACTGGAGTAAAGCTTTGGCTATCGACTAATAACTCATGTAAAGAAATAAGGGAACGTGTAACCCGGATCAGTTTATGCTATGATATCCCGCTCGGCGTGAGTACAAAGCAAAAAGTAAACGTTGACGGCTCTGGCAATCCTATCGAGTATATCGCGGTAAACGAAAGCCCGACGGATATTAACGAAGACTACACGCTTGGTTGCTTCCAATCCAGCGATTGTGGGGTATGCTTTAATAACAATGGGTACTACCCTTGTTCACCTTTGGCAGCATCTGCACGAGTGTTTGGGTACGCTCCGATTGGCAAATCAATAAAAGATTTGACAATGGAAAAATGTTTAGATTACTTTAATTTACATTGTAAACATTGCGGGTTCGCCGTGCCGAATAGACGCCGGGTGGTTAATCAGCTAACGACCAAAACGTGGTATGACGCGTTTGCAAAATACAAAAGGGGAAATCTATAATGTCTACTCTTGGTTTAAATATGATAATCGGCCCTGGCGAAGCGAAACTGATGAAGCGGTGCCTCGAGTCGTTTGCTGCTAAGGATGTATTTGACGAAATAGTAATTGTAAATACATCTAACGACTCAAGGATTGATGAGATGGCTAGTTACTATACGGATAAAATCTTTCACTTTTTATGGGAGAGCGAAAGGTTCCCGTATGGTAACTTTGGGGGTGCTAGGGATTTTGCAAGGCAGCATTCAACAACTGATAAAATTATGTGGCTTGACGCTGACGATGTTTGCTTGAGCCAATACTCCGAAAAATGGCTTAAAACTGTTAGCCTTGTCAAGGATGACCAACACAAAGATATTATGCTTTGGTCAATGCCGTATGCAATTATCGTTGATGATGGTGGTAATCCGACCACGTGGTTCAAACGTGAGCGGGTGTTTGACCGTGTAAAAATTGAATGGCAAAGACCGATACACGAAATGCTTTACCCTGAATGGGAAATGGTACAACACGCAGAAATAAACGGAATGTATATAACGCATTTACCAATGAAACCGACGTACTCCAGCGCTGTGCGAAATGTGAAAATTTTGGAGCACGAGTACACCGTCGCTGGGGAAACTGACGCGCAGACCAAATATTTTCTTGGTCGCGACCTTATGTTCACCGGGCATGTTGCCCGGGGTATTGCTTTACTAAGCGAAATTGTTGACGATTTGCAAGTAAGCTATGAAATGCTTTACGCAATTTGTATAGAGCTTGTTTATTTTTATGCTTACGGGTGTAATAATCCAAGGCCGAACATTGCCAATTTTAAAAAAGAGAATATGCAGCAAATAGAAGGTTGGTGCAGATTGGCAATAGCTTTTGCACCAGAATACGCCGAACCATGTGTAATCCTTGGCGATGCTTATTGGTACAAAGGCGCTATCGACTCATCGCTTAAACTCTACACCGTGGCAATGGGAAAAAAGCTCGGTGTTGGAAAGTTCCAATCGACACCATTCTACTGCGAAATTCCAGCGGAAAGGTTAGCAAGTGTCTATACACTTAAAAGAAATTTTGGGCTAGCCCTGCACTACAACAGAATCGCTTTACAGATGAATAAGGAGCTAGAGTATATCCATGTAAGGAAAGAGATTATTCAACTTTTAATTGAAGAGGTGCATGATGAGTTCGGTCAGAACTAATCTACGGAATGCCTTAAAGACTTGTGTTCTTGAAATGACAACGGCAGCAGGGTACAACTACACGTACCTCGACGTATTCGATCCAGTTTACAACATGGAACAAATGACGCAATACCCGTCTGTGAATATCCTGCATGGTGGCGAGCGTAGGTTAAATGATCACATGGTGGGTAATAATCCACTAATCGATATTATACTACCTGTACAGTTTGACGTATTTCTTGATGATAGGAACGATACTTCGTTAGCGCAGGATAAGGCTATATCTGACTTTCAAAAATATTTTGGTTCCAACTATTACCTTAAACCTTCGTCTGGGTCACGAACCGTTTTTAATTGCATCTGGTTAGCAAGTACCCCGTGGGGTACAGAAAGGGAAGTACCTAACTGCGGAGTATCAATTGATTTTGAAGTTTACTATTCAATAAAACTGAATGATCCTAATTTAATGGTATAACAATTTACAAAGGAGGTTGATCATGCTTAGACTTATGGAAAACAAGAAAACGATGGGTTTCAAGATTGAGACTACACCGTACACCGCAGAAACGTTGACCGCTGCAAATTATAACCAACGTGTCTATGATATTAAGGTGACACCGGAAGTTGAATCGTATGCTAGAAAGCTTGCGCGTGGGGATTATTCCCGCGATGTTTCTATCAGCGGAAAAAGAAAATGCTCAGTATCCTGCTCGGTTGATCTTTACCCAGGGGCAACGGCAGCGACCGCACCACAGTATTTTTCTATGATTCGCGCTTGTGGGTGGAAACAGACAGCATTTTCAACAACTGGTATTAGCCTTGTACCAAATGCTGATTACAACAGGATACCAGCGACGATTGAGGTCGCGTTCCCGGAAGAAGGGACGTCCGGAAGACAGCTTGTAATAAAAATGCGCGGCGCGATGGGTAAATTTAAAATGGAAAGTCCGCAGGTTGGACAACCGATAAAATTGACATTTGAATTTTCTGGCGCTTTGGAATCCGTAACGACAAGAACGTATGCAAGCCTGATGGTCCCTACCGGGTTTGATACCGCATTACCCCCCGCGGTCCTTGCCGCTACTTTTTCATTCTTCGGTACTTGGCAGTTCCCGAGTAAATTTACAATCGACGGCGGGGAGGATGTCCAGGTATTTCAGGATATCAGCAAGGCATCCGGGTACGAAGGGGCGAGGGTGATTGACCGGAATATGATGGGTGACTGCGATCCTGATATGGTGGTTACTGATGATATCAATTTTTATACAAATCAGATCAATAACACAACCGGCGCGCTTTCGGTTACTATCGGCGGAGCAGTCCCGATCATCCTTTCAGCACCTACCGCGCAAATAACAGACAGTTACAAACCAGAAGTGCGCGAGGGGCATATTGCAAACCCTATTAAAATGGAATTCAAACGGAGCACCACGGGCAACGATGAATTCGAGATACTTCAAGGAGCGAAATCATAATGGAAACTAAAAACGTGACGATATCTAAAGAATACCTGGAGAAAATTCGTAGGTTCACCGCTATACGACCAGAAGAAACTTTTGCTTATGTTCCAATTGCTTTTAGAGAATTACCTGATGAGCTTAAGCCAAAATTTACCCTTCGCCCGATCTCTGGTGAAGACGCATTGCGATACGCTGACGATATGCGCGGAGAGGTTACTATTGATAATGGCAAAGCGCTAGTCAGCGTGAAACGTGGTGCCTACGCTATTGCCGTAGTAAAAAAGGGCCTTGTCGCTTGGAGTAATTACTACGACGTTGACAATGATGGCCTTATTGTAATAGTCCCATTTACACATGGTGTTATTAGTGGGTTACCAATGAACATTGTCGAGGAGTTAGCGGATGCTATTGCTAGTAAGTCAAACTTGACAGAAGAGGAAGTCCTTGGTTTAAAATAGCCGCCTCACTTAAAAGCGGCAAAAGTGGGCGAAATTTCAGGTGCAGCACTTGCCGCAAGGATCCGAATTACAAGGACGTTTGGGGGTGTACTGGGAAGACTAAAATGGCGAAGCCAACGATGATTGACGAAAGTGACGCGTTGGTTATAAAATTTTGGTCATGCCCAGTAAAATTCGTCCCGGGGTCAGTATGGGCATTTTTGGATTGTAGGTATTTTTACGAAAAGCACCCATCATCGCCTTTTCCGTCAATAGGTGACGTGAGCCCAAGATACTTACAAGCGGAATCAATCTTTGACTATGAGTTATCACAGAGTATAATGGAGGGGAATTAGCCATGAGCGACGCAATGGTATTAGAAGCCAGGGTGAAAGACTATATATCAGGCTCTATGGTGTCTATTGTTGACAGTCTGCACAAGTACGAGAATACGCAAAAAGATGTAGCGAGAAGTGTTGCTAATGTGGAAAGGGATTCGTCCAATAGTTCAAAGAAAGCAGCGGACAGCCAGATTGATCGGTTAAAAAAACAGATTGAAACCCGTCGTAAATACCAAGAAAGTTTACATCGATACGAAAAGGTCGAGGAAGTTTTATCAAGTAAAAGCATTATTAATAGCAAAAAAGTTTCTAGTAACTCTAAGCAGATGTCAAGCGCCCAGCTTTCTTTATGGAAAAAAGAAACAGAGGAGCTGCGTAGGTATCATGACACCCGTGTCCAATACTACTTAGACATTGGGCGATCCGAAAAACAGGCGACTAACGCAGCCATAAAAGATTATGAAGTACGAAAAAGATTTTATGACGGGTCTAACGCGTCAAACAAAGAACTTGCAGCAAGTTTTTCCGATACTGGTGATGTGATAGGAAAGAAATTCGTAGGTGCTTTGAAAAGTGCTGCACTAGCATACGTCAGCTTACAGGGGGTTCGAAAAGTTATTGGTGTAGTGCAAACAGCGAGAGAATACGCTTTAAGAGATGTCAAGGCGAATAGTCAGTTGGCTATGGCAATCGGGTACACGTCTAGCATGCTCCAAGAGCAAGCGAGAATAACTAGCGATAAACTAATTATTGATTCAAGTGAAGTAACAATGGTTCAATCAAAAATAGCTGCGTATGTTAAAAATGAAGAAATGATTAAAAGGTTGCTTCCATCCGTTCTTGACTTTGGAGCGTATCTTGGCAATAATACTTCAGCGGCAAATATGCTAGGAAAAGCAATGGGAGGGACCGGGGCTGAAATGAGCCAATACGGCATAAAGGTCGCTGGTGTTGCGGGAAGTCAAGAACGCCTTAATGATCTAATGGCTAAAGTTAATGAAAAATTTGGTGGGCAAGCCGTGGCCGTATCTGAATCAAAAGGACTTTGGGACGCTTTGGGTGTAAGCATCACCAATTTTACAAAAGCAGTGTATAGCAGTGCGTTTATTTCCGAAGATGCGTTAACTTTACAAAAAAGACTATACGAAGAGTCGCTTACTATGCACGGGAAAAGCGCAGAATCGACGATCCGTTTAAAAGATGCCTATGACGCTCTACAAGTCAAGGCTGATAAGCGAAAAAATGATGTACTAATAGCACAGGAGGAAGCTAAATCCGCCGTGATATCGGGGATAAATCAAAAAAATCTGGAATCCCTCTGGGCCTTGACCGACTCGGGCAACATGAAACTCCTTAAAAAGCAGCGGGAGGACGCAATTGCCGAAGCGGAAAGGACTGGCGCCAATGTATTATATGTAAAACAAAAATATACACTTTTATTTGACGAATTACGAAGCAAACAGCATAAGATCGAAATGGCAAGAATCGCCGAAGCAAAACAAGCACTTGATGAAATGGAGAAGATCAGCCCAAACAGGGAAACGTTTGGCAAGCAAGAGGAATCAAGAGAAAATAAAAGAATAAGTAATATACAAAGAGAATTAGAGATTAACATAAGGTTATCGGATGAAAAAGAAAAACAGAATAAAATCAATATCAGCCCTGAAGGCGTAAAAAAAGAGCAAGACAACATAAAAAAAGTACACAATACAAAAATGGGCGCAATAGAATCACAGTCCGGGTACATGCTCGACTCCATCGCTATGGTAGCAAAAGCGTCGAAAGCTGGAGCAGGCGTTCAGAAAGGACTAGACATAGCACAAGCTACCGCAGCGACCGCGATTGCGGTGACAAAAAATCTTGCTACCCCGTGGATGATCCCTTTCATTATTGCAATGGGCGCGGCGCAGGTTTCGCTTATCGCGTCGCAGAAATACGCCGGTGGTGGCGTTGTTGGGGGTGGAAGCCCTTTACAAGGGGATGTTGTCCCGGCCATGCTGACCCCCGGGGAAATGATTTTAAACGGGCAGCAACAGTCTAACCTCTTTAATCAGCTGAACAGGCCGAATGTATCGAATAGCAGTAATGCGGTCAACCTCAATATCAGCGTTGGGTCTGGTGGTAACTATGATATGAACGCAGCCAGGTATACCGTTGATCAATTAATTCCTATTCTTGGTGACGCTCTTGTACAGGCCAAGAGTCAAGGACGTTTGAGAGATTACGAGGCGGCGAGATAATGAGCGAACTTACTGGATGGTGGAAAGGTGAGAACAACACTATTGATTCTCTTGGTGGTGTATCATTAGAACTTAGATCTTATTCTGGTTATGATCCTAGATATGCTGATGGAATTGATAATAAATGTTTTAGATTAACTTCAGCTCTTGGATCTTCTAATGAACTTACTTTACCATATCAAACATCAACTAATCTTACTAACTCTAGAATGTGGGTATTAGAGTGTTATATTAAAGCTGAATCGGCTTCTCATTTTGAGATATTTAATATATATGATCCGAGTGGATCTGACTATATTGAAGCAACAATGAATGTAAATGATGGATCTATAGAAATTTTCGATCAAGGAACATTTGATTTTTATTTTGAAAATCTTAATTTTCAAATAAATACTTGGTATAAAATAAAAATTATATATAGATCAAATACATGGAAATTATATATTAATGATATAGAAAAAATTGCAACAGGTAGCGCTATTGGATATATAAACGAGCATGATTATATTATTTTATTAGCAGCAGTTCAATGGAATTCTGGTACTATTTATATTGACGAGATAAAAATATATAGCGGGAAAGTAGTACCCCCCGTGCCGCAGGGTACCCACAGTGTAAGTCTTATCAAACGTAAAGAGCTACTTGGCTTTAAGTTAGAAAGTATACCGGGGGTTCGAGAAGTAATCATACAAGAGGATTACCAGCAACAAATTTACGATATAAAAATCGTTCCCGATATTGAATCATATATCCAGAATGTCAACAGTGGTGATTTTTCTAGCTGGCCTTCGATCGCTGGGAGAAGGTCTTGCGCTGTGAATTTCAAGGTGGATTTGTACGAAGATTCTCCCGCACCAGCGTACTTTGACTTCTTTAAGGCGTGCGGGTGGGAACAAACGATACATGGTGCTGCTGGTTCATCTGTAAAGCCCAACGATTCGTGTAATAATGTAACGGCGACAATTGAGGTAGCAATTGAACAAGAGGGCACTGCACCAAAGCAGCTTATTTACAGATCAGTTGGTAGTATGGGTAATGTTAAATTATCGGGGGAAGTTGGCAAGCCGGTAGTGGCGGAATTTTCTTTTATCGGTTCCTTAGAGTCTATACAAACAAGGCAATACGCCGACAGAATTACTATTGGTTCCGTAGTTGACATAGTACCACCAGTACTTTTAGGGTTCGTCGCACAGCTATACGAAACAGACATTCTTTTGGATAGTTTTGAAATATCAAGCAATGAGGTGGTGAACCTTTTTACAAATTGTTCGTCGGTAGCAGGGTACGATGGATCACGAGTTATTGATCGGGCCATCCATGGATCATTAAATTTACAAGGTGACACCGTTTTTCATACCGATATTGAAAGCAGGGTAGAACGAAATTACTCAGGTAATTTTATTTTGATTGGTAGCAATTTATCAATTAGAATGCCTATTTTACAAGTGATAAGTTCTAATGATGAATTCACAAAGTTAGACTTTATGGTTATAGATAATGATCTAAAAGTGCTTTGGGGTACTGATACCCATTGACGCCGGTATTATAGTTAAATGATTATTTGGATTACACGAATAAAGATTCGGGGTATAAAATGGCACCATCAAGCGGGCAAATTTCATTTACGTACGGGGGAACCGAAGTAGCAATATCGGCACCAGAATTCGGGTACTCAACAAATATCAAGTTTCCATTCGATTACACGCAGCTTGATGATTCATCGTACGCGTCCCGTGACGAGGGCGCACAGTACGACAAACGGGTATGCGAATGTTCCATATATCTTACTGTTGATGAACAGGCAGCCCTAAACACCCTGATTCATACCACAGCGCGCGGACAAGACGTTATTTTGACTTTGCCTAGCGGTAGCGGCTTCTTTCCTTTCGGTCCGGATAAAGGCGATACAGGCGTCTTTACCGTCGCGATCACGCTTAACGGTACCCCGGCCATTCAGATGGCGCCTTTTCAGTATTTTAAATGTAGTTTACAGATTATAAATGTTGGTGATTTCCCGTCGTACTCGTTACCTAGCGAGATATCCGAGGGTTCATTTGTCCTAGGTGACGTAGTTGGGTGCAGAATGCCACAAAATTTATTTGAACCTTTGCAGCGATATTCGATTTCAATTGGAATAACCGAGAGCAATAGGTCTGAATACTGGGATCGTGGTTCTGGAGGTGACAATAAAAGAACTGGGTTTGTAATGCAAGCTAACGAAAGTAAAGCCGCCGCTATTGCTTACTACCTGTCAGCGACGGTCAGGAATGGGGAATTCAGTGTATTTACACCTGATAATTTCTTTATGTTTGGTTCCGACGGTGGATCATCGTCAACGTATACTTGCATAATAATAAATAGCACGATTACTATTAAGCACACACGGCATAACGAATACGAATTTTCACTCGAACTCTATGAGGTGGTATAATCATGGGTACAAGGGTATTTGGTATAAAAATAATTTTGCAAGATAAAGATAACCCGGTAACTGAAAATACGGGTATCGGACTTTATAGTGTGTCAGGTGAAAATTCAGAGTTCCGATGGGTACAAAATAGTATTAATGGCGTTACTGATTGGAAAGATCAGGTAATATCCCTGGGTGGAATAAAACCATTTTCTAATGAAATTGACTTACGGCGCGGGGGGTCAGTGTCTTTCCCTGGTAAAGGTCAAGTAATAGTCAGTAACATAAACAATTTCGCAAGCACTATTTCAGCGCTTGGGATTAACCTAAATGGGCTACGCGCCGAAATATGGATCTTTGAGGGGGTAACACCAAGAAGAATCAGGGTTTACAATTGTGAAGAGCCAACATGGGATAGCAGAGAATATTCAATTCCGCTGAAAGGGATCACCCGAAACGCAAATATTTTGTATCAAGATGATGTGAGTGGGAAAGCCTTTAACAGTACGGCGGTGTATAATAAATTATTTTTAGAATCAATCGGGGGTACAATTACCCGAACAAGCATTTGTAAATTTTTAAGATACCAAAATGAACAAGACGACACTACGTATACAAATGAATACTTTAATGGTACATACCCAGAGACTAAAATATTCCCAGTAATTGGACTTACGGCAGACGATAGAACATTTCTTTTTGAACTCCGAGAAACGGCTGCATTTACATCCAAAATACCCACTGATTGCTATTGCGTCGTTTCTTCTGGTACAGGTATAGATCAAATTCGTAAAGTAGTGGCATTCGGGGCAACCGATCCCGGCGTTGATAGCTACGTTATATGCTATTTAGAGTCATATCTTATTACTAGGTTATCAGCTACTAACGATGACACAAGGTCATGGGTACAGTTTTTATACATTGACAGAAATTTCATAGCTGATAGTTGGCAATTAAAAAGTTTTTTGAATAGTGGCGGTGACGCTACTGTACACCCGCTAGTATACTTGCAAAACGATGAAGACTCTTTAGATAGAGTATCTGATTATGGCACAATTATTTCAGGGTCAGGTAATAACAAGTTGTCAATTGCCGGGAGTCAATATGGCACGTCAATTGATAATCTAAAAAGTTTTGTTACTTTACCAGTGTCTAACCTTGCGCTTAATACCGCGTTGACCGTGTCATTTGATAGTGAAGACTATGCTAAATTGACTGATGGGCTATACTGCTTAGGTCTCTATGAGCCAAACACGTCGTTAATTTCCTACGATTTGTCGGGGTTGAGCGCTGCGCACGATAGACAAAAAAATACTTTTGCAATATTAAATTCCACAGCGCACAATAACACGGTGGGGCAAAGTGCAAGATTGCTATACGTTCTAAATTTTGACAAGCCAGACATAAGCGAAATAAACAACATTGCTAATATTTACATAGGGGTAAAATTACTAACGCAGAATACGAATAACTATCAACAGACTTTTAGGGTTACCATGAATCGATTTGCGTACGGTCTTGCGGCTGACACAGTCGAAACCACAGATTTTACGGACGGTGACAATTTTGACATAGAAAACCAACTAGACCGGTATTGGAGTAATTCACCGGCGACAACGTATGATAAAAATTTTAATGTAAATTCGAGAACGACCGCTTCTGGGGTTACGACAATTACGGGGCATGACTTCTTTGAATTAGTTGGGTGTACAAAAAATATCTACAATACATTTGTAAATGGTACTTTGTATTTATCTTGCACCGCTGACGATACTACGTTGAATTTTGATGCGCCACTTTTTGACCTCTCGATAATCCTGGAACTATCCGATTTATCAATGAAATCCATAGTATATTCATCCGTGGCCGGACGTATTTTTTCCGATACATTCGCCGGGAGAAAAACGGCGTCGGATTTGATCGAAAAACCGCAGGATATTCTAGAGCATATTTGTCGGTTACAAGATTATCGCGACACTTGCTCCGCCCCCGTGTCAGGGTGGGGTTTACAGTATGCAAGTGAACCATTAGTACACACAATCAGTTTCGACCTCACTGATTACTCACTCTACCCAGCAGCGCAATTGTCCGACTATGACGCTGGGTATACTGATGTTATCAAACAAAGCTTATGTCGGGAATTCAGCATCGCAAACTGGCAAGATTCGAACGGTTATGAAAAGATTATCACGTTACCAACGTACGCACTCACTCCAGCGTACACGGTTACGATGCGCGATATACTGGATCGAAACAAGATTAAAATAATTAAACCAAAACAAACAGATATATTCCCCGAGCCATTTGTAAACTATAGTAAAAACGCGGTTACTGGCGAGTATGAAAAACAAATGACTATTATTAATACCGCAGCGTCAGTTTACAATAGTTCATACGTTAGCGGTATTGACTCAAGTACTGACGCTCAAGAAATTTGGCAAACTTGTCATTCGTTAGCTTTACAAGTTCACCAAGCTGGAAAACCGCCGAATGATCTTACTGACTTACAATGGGCAAACGGTGCTGGTGGTTATAGCATCGCTTTGGCACACTTGAGGTACTGGGTAAACTGGCAAGGACTTGACGAAATAGACTTCCCTGTACATTATAATATCGCCGGATCTTGGCAAGAGTGTACCCCGGTCAACCTCGTTTTTTCCCACCAGACAAGCAATATCGTTCGATCTGCACTCGTAGAAAATTGCGTCATAAATCCGAATCCACCGTATGATATCATGATCAGAGCAGTTTTATACGCATAAAATAGCCTATAAAAATCAATGAGTTATAACTATTTTTACTTTTTATTAAAAAAGATTTGACTTTTTATTAAAAAGGTGTTATATTTAAGGTGTAGGACATGACAGGGACAGCGAGGCAAACGACCCGCAAACCCAAAACCAAAAAAAGGAG